CTGTATAACTTTTCCAACATACTTCTCAATGTATAATGATATGTCGGCTCCAAATTGATTTGGATTTAACTTTACCGCATAAAATTGATTATCATATGTTATATTTCCCGGAATTATTACAGAACCTTCTTTAAAAGTGTGTGATGCAAAACTTTCTACTTGATTTTGCATCAACGACTGTAAAGTCGTTAGTTCTCTAGATTGAACTGGAAATCCTGGCTTGAATAAAACTTTATAAAAGTTTTTATCTGCATCAAAATCATCATAATATGGATTGATATTTAAATTCGTTTTTTGTGCCATTTTTTCTTAAAATTCCAGAATAATTTTAATGTCTTCTTTTTGCCTAGAGTCTCTTGAAACTAAACTTCTGTTGTCGATGTAAATAATATCTCCCGTGCTTTTATTTATCTCTGGATTCGCAAGACCAGATGTAAAAGTTACACCCAAACTAACTAATTTTGAATTAACAGTTGTTGTACTTCCAGTAAATGCTATTGCAACGCTTCCACCAAATGGAGCAATTGATTCTGAACTAGATTCAAAATCTAAAACTTGACCCTGATTTGTGATATCGTTGCTATCAAGTTGATCAACATTATTTGCTGGGAAATATAAAGATCGATCTTGATAATATTTTAAAACTCCAGTTGTAGAATCATATGATGCCACATATCCAGAAGCTTGTCTTCCATCACTTCTAGATTGAGTAATTGCGGTTCCTACAACAGGTGTTGAAACAACACTTTGCAATTTTATAGCACCCAGAGCAGAATAATTACTAGATGTCATTAAATCTGAAGACTCATATCTTTCTGGATTTTTTATAATCCCAATTTGAGCAAATTTAGTATCTGTTGGAAAATCTTTAGTAGAATCATCAAATCTTGAATATACCATAACTTTATCTGCACCCAATTCGGTGTAGATATCATATCCATGCCCTCTTGATGGAGGTATGATTGGAATTAATTTTGCCCTATTCGCAGCACTGATTGTTCCAGATCTCTTTAAGTCAACTATACCAAAGGTATAATTTTTGCCTCCATTAACAACTCTTGTATTTGTTATTTTTCCTGAGCTATCTACGGTTATGTTAACTTCTCCACCAGTTCCATCACCTAAAATTGGATATGTTCCGGATTGATATACTCCACCTCCACCACCATCTTCAATATAAACTACTTTAATTTGATTATTATTTACTCTAGAATCTCCCGCATCTCTTACACTTCTTATTTGATAATCATTTGAAGTTGACCAATTATTTGGTAAAACAATATATTCAATAGAATCAAATTTTATAACATCTGAAGGTGCAATAGTAAACAAGTATTTCCAAATATATCCATCACCACTTTCTCCAGCAGAAGATGGCTCAAGATCTGTAAAAATAGGTTCATCCTTTGATGTATTTCCCTGAGGATTATCTCCTGAGGATCCATTATATAAGCAAATATAAACCCTATAATCCTTGTTAATTACATAGTAATTTGAGTCATACAATCTTGCTCTATCACTATTTACGCTTCTATTTCTGATACTATAGTCATGCCTATACATGTCATAACGAGTTCCAGATGTCCAGGTTATCTTTTTTATGACTCTCCTAACATTTTCACCAGTAATTCTTTTGCCATATAATCCAGTATCTCTGTAATGAGACAAGTATTGTAAATTGTCAATTGGGGTGTCTGGTAAAGGAGACACGGCGTTTCCCCAAGTTGTTGTTCTTCCAAATCCAATAGGATTATTGGTAGATCCTGGATTTGACAACCCAACAAAAACATAATACGAGTTATTAGCGTTCAATACAGAATCTATAAAATTATTTGCATTCTGGATTCTAAATTGATCTGTTACGACGGCAGCCATATTACATAGTTTTTTAGGTATTTATAAGTTGTTTGATATATTATATTTTATAGTATTGCACCAGTATCTCTTAATCCATATTTCCTTCTTTGAATGAATGGGAAAGTAGATAGACCCGAATTAACTGTTTTTCCTGTTACTCCAATGGAAATTGGTGATGAAGATCTAGATACACCATCAAATAATCCCCAAGAGAATCTTCCAACAAAATCACCACTAGTGGATAATCCAGTTATATCAGTTCCGGAATCAATATTGCAAGTTGCTATACCAACAGTTCCATCATATGTAATCTGATTAATATAGTAAATATTGTCAAGGAAAGTGGTTCCAATTCCAACAACAGCAGAATCTGAATTGTCAACTGAAGTAACTCCAGAACCAATCTGTGTATCATAGATAAAGATTGGATAAGTTGCTATTGGAGCATCACTAGAATTATTAAATGCCAAAGTTTCTCTATCCAAGTAAAACTTTAATGCCAATTGCCCAGAATTATCAGTGGTTCCAATTCCAGTAACAATTCCAGAGAAACCCTTAACACTCAATAATGAATTTGATCCAGTATTTTCAAATTTAACTTCATGATGATCTGCAATTACAAAAACAGAACCAGTATATCCATATCCGGGATTTGTTATAGTGACAGAGGTTAAAGTTCCTCCAGATCCTACAGTTGCTGTTGCTGTTGCTGTAGTTCCAATTCCAGTAGAAACAGTTGGCCAATTATTATTTTCTAATATTGGAGAAGAAAATCTCAGATTTACTGTAGATCCAGTATATGCATAACCAGGGTTTGTAATTTCAACATCAGAAATTGTTCCTCCAGTTCCAACGGAAACTGTAAATTCTGCAGAAATATTATTTTGTGATTGATCAACAATAATAAATTCAAAATCGGGGTTAGATCCACCAGAGGTAAAGAATTCTGAATTATCTACAAATATTTTTGTATCTGTTGTAGAAATATCTTTTATGATTTTTGCAGTCGGATAAGTTTGTGATCTAATAGAATCTCTAGTTTTAAAAATAAATTCACCATTGATAAATTTATCAGATTTTTTCTTAGTCCAAGAAGTTGGTTTATATATTGATTCAATACCCTGCTCTCTATATGCAGCAGTTTCTACTACATCTGATGTTGGCAAATCGATTACCGTTCTTTGATTTTGAGATATTGAATCTACAACTAATGGGTTGCGATTGACATTTAATAAATCACCTCTTTCAATACTTGGAATAATATTGTCTAACTGGAAATCATCCTCCCCACGAGTTCCTCTATAGAAGAATATTGCAACATCATCTCCAGGTTTTGGTGCCTCAGTAAATGTTACTGCGGTTCCTCCATCAAACACATAATTCACTCCAGGATCTTGAATAATGCCATTGATGATAATAATTAATGCATTTTGGAGATTAACTCTAGATCCAACTTGCTTTTCAAAACTCTTAAGAGAAGTATTATAATACAATGGAAATCTTACTCTAGAACCATCTTGATAATTTTTAATAGAATCAATGAAGTCAAGTTCTCCGAACTGCCATGATGCAAAATTATCACTATATGTTTCAGTTGCCTCAAGAACAAATTGTGAAATTGGTTCAGATAATCCTTTTGCAGTAACTAATCCAACAGGAGTAAACTTGTCTCCTTTTCTAAAAGAATATCCAGGTCTCTTGACCCTAAATCCCTTTACTTCAAATGTTGTTGAACCAATACCCGTTGTAGATGCTGCACCAATTTCAATATCAACTAATAATCCTACTCCAGTATCAGTGGTTGATCCAAAACCAACTCTAGAAACACCAACAACTTCCAAGTTTTCATATGAAGGTGGGGAAACAAATATTTGTGGATTATTATATCCAGTTCCACCATTAGTAACATTAAAAGTTAATGTTCCGCCAGCACCAACTGTAGCAGTAATTGATGCAACATCGCCAGAATGATTTTCTTCATAGACACTAACACCAATTGAAACTAATCCGTTATATCCAGATCCAACATTGTCTGTAGCACCAATGCCAATACTATTTTGAATAACGCCACCACTTACCACAGCCGTTACAGACGCTCCTACAAGAGGTGCATAACCAAGTCCACCTGATGATCCATAGGAAACAATAATTCCACCCCTTGGAAGTTGATTTTGATTGACATCAGACGCTGATATTACTTGAGTATTAGTATTGTCTCTAATACCACTAAACACCATGCTACTAATACCAACACCCTCAATAATACTGAAATTATTATTTGGATTATTTTCTGTGGTTGGTGTTTGGAAAATGCCATTAACAAATACAATACCATTTCCACCAGAAGTTCCAATTCCTGTAGTGTTTGCTCCACCAACAGTCAAAGTATAAGTGTTTCCGATTCCAGTGAAATTATTTGAGAAATCATCAAATACTTGACTTGTATCATAGTTTTTCCTCAAGAATACTCTTCCTAAGAAATCCGAAGTCTCAAATTCTAAATTGCTGCCAGTTCTAGTTATTGAAACATTTCCCCTTGGTGCCTTAACAAAGTAAATTTCATCATCAACAATATTGTAATTACCACGATAAACATTCACTTGAGATGAATCATTATGTGCAGTTGCTGATGATCCAACAAATCCACGCTCAACCTGAACAAGAGTTTCTGTTCCAATTCCAGTTATTGGTCCAACATTTGTAGTTCCTAATCCAACATTTATAACATTCATATATTCATCATCAATTTTCAAAATATTATATGGTGATACTGTTTGTATGCCAGAAAGAGCAAATAATGTAGATTCTGTAGAAATACTTCCACCATTTCCACTTAAGGAATGAACTACGCCATTGAATGCTATTGGATATTGAACCATATTATCAATGGTTATGATCGCCTTTTCATTTCTTTTTGCCATGGCAAATACATGAGCATTACCTTCACCTATAGATGTAAAAGTAACAGCAGTTCCAGATCTGGTCGTAGAAATTTGGAAGGTATCAAAGTCTTGGTTTTCTACAATTGCAAATACTGTTGATGGTAATACATCTTCAACAGATCCGTTTTTATACATCATAGGAGTTGATCCAACTCCAACAAAGGTTGATTTTGGTGTATAAACTAATTCCTCACCATTGCTAAAGAAATGATCTTGTATTGAAAATACACCAGTAGAAAGATTTACCTTACTAGAATCGGAAGGGTCAAACGTCTTTGCAAAAATTGGAGTACCTTCACTTCTTAAGACAAAGTTTTTCTTATTGATTCTTTCACCATCAATTGCCAAATATGCTACTGTCTTGAAACTTTCTACTCCTGTTCCAAATATAAGATCTGGAGGTTCATTGATAAAATCTGTATCTGTGTAGAATACCTCTGACAAAGATGTAATTTTTATTGTTCCAGTTCCAGAACCAGTTCTAAATGGATAAAAATTAATCGTAAAATCATTATTAACCAATTCTGCTCCGAAAGTTCCTATGCCAGCGATGTCATCAGTGCCAAATAATGCATGTCTAGTTTGTGTAAAACTATCAGTAATATCATGAACAAAAGAAACACCATAGACTGCAGAACCATTGTAAGTCGTATCGGTAGAACCAGTAACTTCGACTTGAATTGTAGATGAAACTGCATCAAAGTTATTCTTATCTAGTGTGAATATTTCAATAGGAAGTGTTGTATCAGTTGCAGTTGCATAATTTGTTTGATAAACTGCAGATCTTTCATTACCTGCTGGTTGACCCGAAAGAGCAAATCTATATGTTCCACCAACACCTACTGATTTAAACTG